CCCCATAAGCGAGGTTACACTCACTATATAGGGCAAGGGTATAAATAAGACAAGAAAATAAAACCTATATAAAACAATGACTTAGCATTTTATTTCTAGGAATATAATCCTATAACACTCAATTACTATGATGTTTATGCTTTGTTCTCATTGACTGATTCGGTTGTGGGGAAGGGTAACACACTTTTTAAGTGTATATAGCATCCTAGCGCCTACCCTGTCCCCACTAGGTAGTTTATAAATTTTTGAACTAGCGTTTTATACCCACATAAAGACTAGCAGCTATGCTCTAACGTATGTTCACTTCGAAAACCCACTGGTTTATAACCTAAATCAACCAAAATGGAGGTAATTATAGCAAGATTAAGAAGACGTGGATGACATGGGTACTGGCTCTAGGCTCAGTTATGCTTGCCGCAGCACTGGCATATAGACTCGAATACTCTGATAAACCCTCTGCTGTACTCCAGATTTGGTTTCAAATCTCCAATATCTTGACTTATGGGGCATTATTGGCTTTCGAATACACATATAGTAAAAGGGTACTGCCAAAAGCAGCACCCCCAAAAGTTATCTAGCTATAATCCATATAAATCGCCCAATAAACCTTCTTACAGCTTACTAAAGCGATACTAAGGGTCGGAACAGGCGTATATTCCGTAATATCCCCTGTTTTTAGCATTTCTTCCGCTACAGTCACAGGAACACGACGTCTTCCTGCTAACCAATCCCAGAAGGTGCGCTTATAAGGGGCTTTCAACTGCAAACGTCCATGACCCTTCCAATCGAAGCACTCCTCCTTACATCTAGCTTTCCTAGTCTTCCAAGTGTTAAATCCAGTCTGTACTAACATCCAAACCACTCCCTATATTTAGGATGAGGCTCTCCAGCCTTCACCAGTTCTTTCCTTTTGGCAATCGCGGCCTCAAGGGAGGAACAGCGTATGCTCCAACCCTTGTATGTGGCCCTGAAATGCCCTTCCCTATCCTTGTCCATACAGACACCTCTAGGGATTAGTTTTCCGTCTTCCGTCAATCGCTTCGCCATTGTCTTCTCCATTTCGTTCTGGCGTCCTTATCTGGTGGATGCCATTGTAGTTCTTCTTCTGCAAATACTTGCACCGCCTCAATCAGAGGCTTAATCCATTCTCGGTCTACAGAGACTTTCCCTTCCCTGCCACAAGTATGGGGCCATAGTACAGTGAAACGAGTTCGCCCGTCACCTGACTCCTGCCTTGGGTACGCTCCCAACCCATAGTCTGGGCGATTTCCCGAATCCGAAGCTTGAAGTTCCTGATAGAAACAGGCTTTGCAACCCCTCCCGTAATACAGTAGTTCGAGTATGCGTCGTGCAATTGGACGTCTGAGATGGGGTTCGATTGAAAGCTTCCATCTTCCTTTTTTGTCAGAAGCGTCTTCACCTTCCCGCTTCTCGAAATAAAATAACGGACACTATCGTTAATCCCCGCTACATCTTCCACAAGTTCTTTGTGGCTTTCAGGTAGCGTATAATCATGGTTCTTAACGAGACGTTGACGTGCTTCCATAGCCCATGCGAGAATGGCTTCACGTTCGTCAGCGATAATCTTGCGTCCGATATTAGGAATGATATCCTTCTTCGCAACCTGATGGTTGAACGTCAGATACAACCAACGTCTGTTGAACCCAGAACTGTGGTCGTTACTCTTAGGAGGGTGGTTAGACCCAATCCAGTGAGCAGACTTCAAGCGCGTCAGGTAGGTCTGTCCATAGAGTTGACGTAGAGAGATAGCTTCTCCCACGAATAAGCTTACCGTCTTCTGTGAATACACCGTTAGCGAAGTTCACGCCCTGTACCTCAACCTCTTTCAAGCCTTGAGGACATAGCTGTGTGAGAATATCCAAGATACCTTTATGGTCACCCGCCTTACGAGCGAATGGTAGGTCGCCATAGTTCTGTGAAATCTGAACACGGATGTTCTGTTTCTCATATGGATGCCAGTGTGACCCTTCCCAAGACCAGAATCTATCATGGTGGTGGCGTAGGATTGTGTCACGTTGAATATCTTTCAGGACTGCACGTGCCCTTAGTGTTCTCACCATGGGCTGTGAACTGCTCTGTGATGTAGTCACTAAGCTTCTCAAACTCCCACTGTTGGTCATCTTCTGTGAAGGATAGACCATACTCGGCAAGTTCCTCTTTGGACATATCTTCATCCCAACCTACAGGAAGCTGCATACCTTTATCAACGTCAGCACGGACATATTCTGCGAGGCGGCGAACACCTTTCTGAATGTCAATGTCATCCCCTGCGACTTTCTCGACGCGGGACTCGTACCAACCCATCAGGTCAGCGACAGCACGTTTGAACGTAGTCTCACCACGCACAACACCTTTGGCTCCAAGTCCTGCGACTCGAATCATCTGTGTATCGCGTGAACCAGACGACACGTATTGTGTAATCTTGGTGTAGCCATTGGTAGACAGCTTACGACCTGTTAGCTCGAACGCAGCACGAAGACGCTCCTCAATATCCTTTGGTAGCTCTGGCAAATCATCAATCACACTCAATAGCTCACAGTTGGCTGTGTAAGCCCGACCTGTGTCTGGGTGAATAGATGGTGGCAGAACAACCTGTGAACGTGAGGACAAGTGTTCTACAAAGCGAACACCGTTCTTGTCATCAATACGGAATGTTGGTGTCCCGTTGTATTTGTATGCGGCAACGTAGCCTTTCTTACCCACACGAAGCCATGGAGACTTAGGGATAAGGGATTCAATGATACGAATGACTTCTGCATCATCCGTGTCAATGTCGATTACGCAAACCCCTGATTGTTCACCAAGGACAAGGCCAATGTTGCCTGTTGGGTAAGACTGCAACCAGTTGTCTTGCTGTGTCTTGGACACCTCTTGGTTATGGTAGTGTTGCCACCCATTCGTAAATGGACGCTTCTCATGCACACGCAGCGGAATAACAGAAATGTTCTTCTCGTAGTATGCAGGGGCAGTTCTTTGGAAAATGTTAGGCATTAAACCTCCTTTGTTTGAACAGCCTTTAGCTGCTCTATAGTCTTTGCTCTCTGGTCAACATCCATGTTGTCTTCCATGATTTCCAACACCTTAGCGTAGAATGCATCTACGTTACCGACGTGGCTGAGTCTTTCCTGTAGCTCCAGAATCTCTCTGGCAATATTGGTACGCTGTCTGAAATAGGCATTCGCCACAGACGGTTCGAGAACACCATCATCAAATCTGTCACTTTGCAGTTCCATCTGTGAATTAAGCTTATCTAATACAGCTATTTGACGCTCGATGTTGTTGACAATCTTCTCAGAGTCTGTAGAACGGGTACGAACGAACAGGGCTTTTGTCCCTGTGGTATATGGGCAATCTGGATTTTCCAAGTAATTTGGGTCGTCCTGTAGATGCTTTAGGATTATATGTATGCTGCCCTCATCGAGAGCGGGATATTGACAGAAGTTGAGTGGATGGGAGCCAATACCACACTCAACAGGAAACCCTTCGATACAAGCCGCTATCCATTCCAGACCAAGATTCTGAATGATATGCATCCTGACTTATGCTGCATCAAACCCTCGCAGGTGGGACTTACCGAGGGGCAGATTCGTAAAGCCCTCTCTTTCCTAATGCGCAACCAAGGGCCCAACCCTGATGAAACCTATTCGTCGTAAAGACCTCATGGAGATTGGACGTTCCAAGCTCTATATCGCTGCGGCTATTGAATCTGCCGCGACCTCTATTGACGCTGACGCTGTCTTCGTCGATGAAATTGACTTGTCCGACCAGAAGATGATTGCCCTACTGAACTCACGTATGCAGAACTCAGACTGGAAACTAAAGCAGCAGTTCTCAACGCCAACCTTCCCAGCCTATGGTGTCCACCAAACATATGAACTATCTGATAAACATGTGTTCATGCGAAAGTGTGGCTCATGTGGTACGTGGAACGAACCTACGTTCAGCAGGAAGCATGTTCACATTGAGGGACTAGACCACAGTGTTGATGAACTTACAGATATTGAGGCTGTCCACACTCCCAACATTGACTTCAATAACTGCTATGTCAAATGTGAGAACTGTCATAGCCCTCTGGATATGAAAGATTACTCTCTGACAGAGTGGGTCGCTACACACCCAAGCATCACAGAATACAGAGGCTACAAGGTTTCACCATTCTCTACAGACAGACTTCCACCTGCTTATATTGTCAAGCAGCTTATCCAGTATAAGGGCAAGGAGTTCGTTCGAGGCTTCTATAACACGACCTTGGGTGAACCATACTCAGATGGTACGATGCAGATTTCACACGACCTTATCGCATGGTCATTCAAAGACACAAGCCCTATCCAGCCAAGCGTAGGTGAGAATCCTGTATGGGTTGGAATCGACATGGGCCAAGTTTGTAACATCATCCTTGGTACAGGCTCAAACAAAGATAATATGCAGCCCTTCGCCTTTATGACTGTACCTGTCCGAGGTCTGACCAAGGCAGTTCAGGATATCCTAGATAACTTCAACGTAGCTGGCGGTTTGATTGATAGACAGCCCTATACACCAAAGTCTGAGGAAATCATGCAACTCTCAAAAGGTAAAATCATTCCTGCTCAGTATTCCTCACGCAGCAGCGTCAAGCTTGATGACTTCAAAGACGTGGAATACTTCCAGCTAGACAGAACAGGTTCTCTCGATTATGTCCATACACGCATGAAGCGTATGGATATGAAGTTCAACGGATACCAAACATATAAGTCCACAATCGAGGTACATCTACGCGATATGGTTCGAGAAGACATTGACGAAAAACCTGCTGTCTGGAAGAAGCTAACCAACAAAGACCACTTTTTTCACGCACTAGGATATCTACTCTCTGCTCCAGAAGCTAGGGAATTGGTGGAGATTAAGCTGAAAGAGGATAAGCGTAAACTACTCCTACTCGCAGGAGCGCAGATGGGAGATAACGACCCTCACGAAAACCTCATCGGTTTTGGGGGAGGAAAAACAGTTGACAAAGTCATCACTTCTCGTGTACTTAGTTAAAATACTTCGAGGTAAATTATAAATGGCATTATTCGACGCCTTCAAAATTCTGCCGCCCAAGGGAAATCCCAAAAAGGCAGCAGTTTCCACTACGCCCACATTTGACGGAACAGGTAATGCCCTGTCACTGCCTAGCTATCGTGAGCATCTGGAAGACATTTTCGACTCAAGAGTCGCGAACAACACTCAAGAACTGGTTAAAACCCTTATGTTCGCTGACCCTGACGTGTCAGCAGCTACGAACGCCTACCTAACACTCGCAGATACAGATTACCAGATTCACGTCACAGATTTAGAGGGGGAGGAAGATGATGAGGGTCGTAAGGATGTTGAGAAGCTAATCTTAGCTCTCACATCCGTTACTGACTACACTCTCAAATTCCAACGTAAGAAAGGTCTAAAGCAAGTAGCAGCCGATATGCGCTATATGTTGCTGATGCGTGGTTCCATTGGAGCCGTTCTTCTTCGATAACTATCGTCAGAACCCTACAGACATTTACAGCCGCTCACCTTTCACAGCAGCGGTCAATACCATCGCGGCACGACAGCAGGTTATCAATGACCTATATCGTATCATGCAAAGAACAGGTTACCCACGAATTGATATTGAGGTAGCCGAGGAAGTCCTTATGAAATCTATGCCAGACTCGATTAAGGACGACCCTATTCTGGCGCGTAAATGGTCAACTGACCAAATCAATGCTATCACGGCACAGATTAACAACCTTAGGGCTGACTCTGCATTCGTACATACTGACGCCTATAAAGCCACTCTCCTAAATGAAGGTGGCCCTTCTAAGAGTATGGATGTTAAATCTATCATCGAAGTTCTTAACAGTTCAAACCAATCAGCCCTTAAAACAATGGCTACCGTGATTGGTCGAGGCGATTCAGGAATCAACACGTCAACGACAGAAGCTCGTATCTTCTCTATGTCTGCCGACCAACTCAACGTACCTATCGCTAACCTTCTTGGTCAGATGTTTACTTACGCTATGAGACTAGCAGGTTCAGAAAGCATCGTGCGCGTTGACTTTAAGAAATCTGAGATGCGTCCCCCTGACGAGCTTGAGCCACAACTGGCTGCAAAGCAAGCGCGTTACATTACACTACTCAACCACGGGCTTATCACAGATACACATTTCCATAGAGAGATGTTTGGTACAGCCAAGCCAGAAGGAATCGAAGACTTCTCAGGCACAGGTTTCCTTAACCCTGTGGATGAGTCAGACGGAGCGGATTCTGAAATCAGTCCAAACTCTGACCCACTTGGTAGGTCTGTGTCGAAGGGTGATGGAGCCGCAAAAAGCAACACCGCAGGACAATCCTAGAACGAGATAATTCTTGCAATAGATTTTATCCTGCCGTATTACAAACTTAACACAGGTAACTTTAGTGAAACGAATTAACATTACAGACCGAATGGCAGAATCAATGCGCAGAGCATTTGACAATCCTGACCTACAAGCAGACAATTTCGTAGTTTTCGAAACTGTTGCTGTTACCACTCGGCCACTAAACAAAGCAGGGACTATCTTCAACAACGCTACTATTGATGCCAGCGTTCTTCAAGAGATGGCCAATCAAGTTAACGCTCAGGGTGGACAGGTTCCACTTATCCTACAACATAACGTAGGTGGCGAATCGGTTACTCCCTCTGGACAGGCTTTCGAAGGCGCAGTCTATCCGACTGATGATGGTCTGTTCCAAGAGCTTCGGACTCTGTTCGCGATGCCTAATCCAGCGACAGACCCAAACAAAGAACGTGCCGCCCTTACGCAAGACATTGACAATGGAATGATTTCCGAAGTCAGCATTGGGGCAGGTTTTAAGCAGTTACTATCATCTGCTAATCCATCTTTCGACTGGTTCTCAGACGAAGCTGATATTATGAATTTTTATGATAGAGAAGATGACGAAGGGAACAGCATTGACGCTGGTGAAACCCACGGCATCGCCAAGGGCTTACGCTCATGGACAGAATTAAGTCTCGTTATTCGCGGGGCTTCATCTGGGGCTAAAATTTCTAGCTCCAGTACGCAGAAGCTGGCTGACAAATATTCGTCAGACAGTGGTATGTTCAGGAAACTAGCAGCGAACGCAGACTTTGACTTCGCTGACTTAGTTACTTTCTCGTCTACGGATAAACCGCAGCCGAAGAAAACTACACCCAAAGGAGACTTTGATATGGACGTGAAACTTGTCCTAGCTGAATTAACAGCTAAAGGTGCAGAAGTAGGAACACTTACAGCCAAACTAGACGCATCAACTGCTAAAGTTACTGAACTGACTGCTTCAAACGCCACATTAACGACAACTGTCGAAACACTTACTGCCTCTGAGACTACTCTCAAAGAAGAAGTTGCAACACTTACAGCCGCTGCCGCTACTGCCCCCGCAGATAGCATTGCAGAGACTGCTGTTGTTACAGCCTTCATTGACGAAAATCTAGCAGCGGCACTCACAGCATCTGGTAAGACTGACGTCAAGACAGAAGGACTGACTGCATCCGAAAAGGTTGCACTCATCAAGGAAGCTGGTGTAAAACTACATCAACTACATGCATCTGAAAGCGGAGCGTCAGGCGTTTCCGAAGACGATGCAGCACAAGCAAAACGTTTAGCTTTCCTAAAAGCTAACCGTGGTACATAAGGAGAATAGTTACTATGGCTAATCTAACACTTAAAAACATCCACGTCGAAAACTTTGCTTTCGCCTTCTATCTTGAAGCTTCTATTACGGAAGACGATATTGGTAAAGCCGTTACGCAGGACACTTCGGCAGAAATGACTATGAAACTCGCAGGTGACGACGAAGTCGTTATGGGCTTCCTAGACACATTCGAAGACCGTGGCGATTTCAAAATCGGCGCTGTTCAACAAAAAGGTGGCTTCGCGTTCCCTTACGAGGGTACACTCCCCGTATTAGGCGAAGGTATCGTAGGTAGTGCTACCGCAGGACTTGTTAAGTCCACTGGTGCAGCAGCTACCGCAGGACAACCACGCATCTATGTCGTTGATACGGCTAATGCAAAAGTTGAAGTAACACTAGGCTAAGGAGACTCAAAATGAAACATTCAATCCTAGACTTAATCGCAAAACGTACAGATGCGAAAACTATCCTTGGAACTATTGGCGATGCTGAATCGCCAGCTAATTCTGCGGCTGGTGGTCGTGCTATTCTGCACCAATGCCAAAAATACGGAGTCTCTGTACGTGACTACCTCGACCTAACTATTGAACCTGTTGACGGTTTCTCTGGTTACGAAGTAGCTCTTATGGAACTCAACATGCCTGTGCGTGACGACTTCTCAAACGGCATGGTTCTCCAAGCCGCTGCGGAAACTTTCCAAACACGGCCTGGGACTAAAATCCTATTTAAGGAAGTTATTGACGACATTATCTCATGGAAAGTGCGTCTTGACAACATCGAATCTGCTGCAAACCTAATTGCCAACTCTCGCACAATTGATGCGGATGAGATGACAGTTCGTGTTGAGTTAGATGATGGTGATGCTGATAACCGTGGTACACGTTACGTTGCCGAAGGTTCACGTATCCCTGTTCGCTCAATCACGTCAGGTGAAAGCAAGGTTAAAATCTTCAAGCATGGTTCTGCTATCCGCACAACTTATGAGTTCGAGCGTAATGTTCGCCTTGATGTTCTTACACCTTTCCTAGCGCGTATCGCACGTGAACTAGAAATTTCGAAAGCTGAACAAGCTGTTGGCGTCCTCGTCAATGGTGACGGAAACAACAACGCTGCTCCTGTAGTGCAACAGTCTGCCATCACTGGCGTAACTGGCGCACCTGCAAACACTGCTGGTGAAATCCAGTGGCATCGTTTCTTCCGTTGGGTTCTTGACATGGCGAAAGCTGGAACACCGATTGACACTGTGGTTATGAACCACGATGCATTCTACCAGTGGACAATGTTGTTCGGAGCTACTGACGACAAAACTGTATCTGCTGCTGACCAACTAGGTCGTGCGGGTATCAACGTCGCTCGTAGTGGTTTGTTCGACCAAGGTATTACACCTGTGTTGTCATCGTTTGCCCCTGCTGGTAAACTTGTTGGCTTCGCTAAAGCGGAAACACTCGAAGAGTTAAAACGCGCAAACAGTAATATCGAGGAAGAGGAACGCAACATCCTCAACCAGACGATTACAATGACGAAGACTGAGAACACAGGTTACCGCCTCGTATTCTCTGACACTCGCAGCGTCTACGACTACGCGACTTAAACCTCGCCTAATCGCAAAAACTTCGGCCCCACCCATTGACAACAGTGGGTGGGGTCTTTAGTATTAACTTTCAATTGGAGAACCCCATGACAAAACCAACTCAAAAATATATGCTTGTTAAAGCCGAAGATGGTAAAGGTTTTTATCTTAACCAACAGAAGCCTAACATCTATGTTAGTGGTCGCCCACATGTCGTAAAGAACGACCCTCAAGCACAACTAGGTAGCGCCCGTGGCGCACTCATCATCCTTGGTGAAACAAAGATGAATGACGAGGAATTTGCAGAAGCCTACGTTAAAGACCCTGCTAAAGCTATCAAGGATGCTGTTGTCGCTAATGACGACGCAGACCATGTGGCCGTACGCGAAGCAGGAAAATCTTCAGCTGCTTCCGAGAAAGCCCGTAAAGCTGCTAAAAAGGAAGAAGCCGAAAGGTTGAAATCCGAAGCAACAGAACCCGACACTTGGAGCAAGCGACACGGAAACAGTGATTACACTCGCAGCCCCAACAACCAATATGGTTACTTCTGGTGACCAAGAACATGTGAGAGTTAAGTATCAGTTTGGTATCAATGGAACTACCATCTACAGAACACTAACTCTGACAATCGTACCAGAACCGAAATTCATCATCACAGAAACAGATGTGAGAAACGTATTTGGCGCAACAGAATTACTGCTGCCTGACGGAACCATCGACCTGTTATCAGAATATCTACACCTCAAGAATAGCACAGACCTTGGGGATATTGACCTAGACGCAGCACTCATTGGTGGAGGCTACAATGCCCAACTAGCTAATGATGCCCTTAAATACTCAGCGGCTTGCACTGCTCTTGATGTTATGGCGGTAACGCTAGTCAAGACCCACACAGAGGATAACATCTCTATCACACACTTTGAGGCAGACTTAAAAGCACTCAAGGCTAGACTAAAAGGAAAATACTATGATGCCGTTACAGGACTCAATCCTGCTCTTGGAACAAGTCTACAAACTGTATCAGACCTATTCATCGTAGTAACACCAGACCCTGATGTAATTACTGGAGAGACTTAATGACTTCACTACATAGAGTTGTCAGAGAGAACCTATACAAAATGAAGACCACACTGGGTTCTTCATTCTATGGGCAACTCACAGACATTCCTGTGACTACACGTGTGTCAAACTTCAACTCACCTCGTAGACTGTTCAGGGTTCCACCTAATTCAATCCTCAAGGTTGGTGACACGTTCACTGACCCACAAGGCCGTGTCTTCTTGGTTGCCGACCATGGCGACCAGTTCATCAATGGTGACCACCTCTACACGCACTACAAACTATTTGGAATGACTCACACAGCAGCAGTTGGTCGTGAGGGAGCTACAACGCGCCACCCTGTCTCTAAGCTTGAGATTGAGGGTGTTCCTGTATGGACACAAGGCATCTGGTTAGCTTTCGAGATTCGCTCATCAGGCACAGATATGACAGGGGTTAGCATTAAGCAACAGCAAATCATCACAGGGCATCCCATTGTTGAGGGTGACCTAATCCAGCTTATTGGGGAAACCAAAGTAGCTGTGGTGGAGCGTGTGGACTACCAGTTAGGAGTTTACATTGGCCAAATCCAGTACGAATAAACCAACTCCCTTTGATGGAACTTTATCAGTTATCGTAGAGCGTGGCCTCTATGGTTCCATGACAGAACTCCGCAAAGAGGTTAAGCAAGACCAATACAGAATTGAGAATGCGGTATCGCAGTTCTTTGACCTGTTCGCAGCAATGGCTCTCGATACAGCAGCCGCTCCTGCCCTAGATGCTTATACTCCAACCTACGCTGCCCTGTCGTCGTCTTATGCTAGTAAGAAACCTTCGGGCGCAGGGTTCTTCAAGAACACTGGAACACTTATTAGTGACGTAGAGAGCTTAGACGGTCAGACGCGCAACCTCCTTGGTAAATCCAGCTATGTGATTAACCAGACGAATCGTGGAGCCAAGAAGGGTTTCCAGATTGACAGGTTAGACCCACTAAGGGTTCGTAACAGTAAAGGTAACTTCGCTAACCCTGTGACCAGTCTAAAGAACTTCAAGGTCGAGGTTGTCCACACACCTTTTGAGAAGGTGAAAGGGAACAACTCACCCAAGGACTTAGAGAAGGCGGTGTTCAAAGGAGCCTACGACGATATCTACAACAAGTTGACAAACCAACAAGACAAGGGTAAGAATAACCCCTATCGACCAGCTTTCTACAGCTTCATGCAGTGGTGGCTAAACAACCATCTACGCGAGGTAATCAGATGACAACAGATTTATATTTAAGCATTAAGGCATCCATCTCGGCATGGCTCTTTGACATTGGACAAGGGCTAGATACTCCTGCGGAAGTATTCGACTTTGATTCAACAGCCGAGGAAGAGGATTTACCTCAAGAAGATATGATTGGCCCACTAGAGTTCTATGTGTCAGCTAAGGACACGTTGGGTACTGTAGGATTCAAGGCAGCTATGATGACTCATAATGACCCTCAAATCCAAAGACTCAACCAAGGTATCAATGCTATCGTTGATAAGTGCGCAGGTAAGATTGTAACTATCCCTATCCTTCATCACACGTCAGGCGCACCTATTGGTATCCTCGCGTCAGACGGAGGTTTCTTAGCTTCACCTGTGGTTCGTTTAAAGTCGAAGAACCGTCCTTTACAGACAGTCAGCTTAGACTTCAACCTCACCCTTACGTTTTAAACGTTCAAGAGCATCTTCGATGTTCTTGTTCTGTAGGTTGAGACTCTCTCTAAGGAGCTTGTTGATATAGCGACTGAGCGGAATCTCCAGAACAGTAGCTTGTAGACGGATAGCTTCCTCTACATCGTTGTCTAATGTAAGACTTAATCGTGATTTCATATTTCCCTCAATGGTTGGTGTAAAAGTATTACTTTGTTTTCAGACCAATATCAAGTAATACTACAGTCAACCAATTACGGAGAATCATTATGAAAGACCTTGGTACAGCAAAAACAACAGACTTCATGCTTGGTACAGCAGAAGTACGCATCGGCGCAGTCGGGGAACTTTTCAATTTGACAAGTGACGACAGCATCGGTCTTGTTAAAAACGTCGCTATTACAGGCGAAATGGAATCAACAGACCTTGGACAAGGTATTAAAAACCGTACTGTTTACTCAGTAATCACGTCCTCAACACTATCTGTCGCGACAGAAGTTTACGAATACACAGCAGCAAACCTCGCTTATGGTCTTGGCCTAGCAGCAGGTAACGTTTCAGCAGGCGCAGGTACTCTTACACTCGCTCACGCAGTCCCAACAGGCGTAACTATCGCCTCTGGAGCAGCAGTTGTTCGTGCATCAGACCTAGACCTTGGTGACCCCGCAGACATTTACTACTCTTGTGCCGTTATTGGTACACTTGCAGATGGCGGAAACGTAGTATTCTACTTCCCGAAAATCAAAATCGTTCGAGGCTTCAACGTCCAGTTCGGTACATCTGACTACGGTAATATGCCTTTCGAAATGCAGCCATACTCACTTGTTAGCTCTGATGCTGACTACGCAGAGTTCGGTGAAGCACAGGGTAAACTCATCGTTTAATCAAAGCCTCCCTCAATAAATAGCTTGATTAAGTTGATACCTCGGAGTAATCTCCGAGGTATCATTTATTGAGGTATTACTATGACAAACTATGCAACACCGAGCGACACGCTCAAGACTACAAATCACGAAATTTTTATGAGCTACGCCAGACTTCTGCGCGTGGTTTCGTTGTTTCCGAATGGCCTAACTGACCTTACGGAAGCTCATGCCGACCCAGCTATCCTTACAGCCGTAATCGAAATTCTCCTTGCGGATAAAGGTGTAGAACCAAAAGACTATCCTCGCGCAGACACCTACGAACTATCCATGAAGGATGGAGACGCTATCTCAGAGTGGGGTCTGGCACATGCCTTTGATTTTTTCGCGCGGAAAGTAGAGGCGACTCTACAAGCAGCGAAAGCAGCAGGGGACAAAATCAAGGACGTAACAGAAAGGACGGAAGCGCTGACCCAATCAACGTTGTCCTCGAATGGTACGTCACCCTAAACCATCAACAACAATTATGTTGGGTTTTTGATACAAGACCATCTCAATTAAAATCCCTTATTTGGGAGATTACTTGGGAGGACATTAGGATAAGCTCAGACCTCAAACTTGGCGAGGTCTGCGCTACAACTGGAGAGGTTAAGCAAAGTCTCGTCTCAGTTGTGGACTCTACAATCACGGCCCTCTTTGGGTCAGGCGACGGTAAGGCTAGACCTGATAACGTCACCGAGGTTTCCACAGCCGAAGAGATGCGTAAAGCCTTTAGCGAGCTAACTAAATAATGCAAGATGATAAGTATGATTATGAGGTAAATTTCTTCGACGCAGGTTCGCTTGCGAAAATCAAAAAGCAGCTTAAAGAAGGTGCTGAAGAAGTTAAAAAATACGAGCAACGAGTTAAGTTGCTTAACGGGGAGTTCGCTCGGCTCCTCGACTTGCAAAAACTTGAACAAGCCAAAGGTTTCACTAACGCTAAACTGCAACGCGCAGCTAACAAAACCATCGCTGGTGGTGGCGCTGATGTAGAAGCCAAGGCTGCTGCAATCCGAGGTGAACTCGCTCGACGCGATAACACAATCTCAAGTCAAATTATCAAGCTAAAGACTGATGCCTATAATCGCGATAGAAAAGCTTACACAGCCCTTGAACGCGCTCAAGTTGATGGAATGGTGGCTCTTAATCGTCAGACATTCCTTGACCGCCAGATTAACACCAAGAAAGAAGCTACGCTCAAACTAGCTGCTGCACGTGTTCGTGCAGGACAGGCACTCGCTGCTGACCTGAATAATACCGATGGGAGAAGCGCGGGGCGTCTTCGTAAAGAGCTAGGACAGGCTGATGGCGACGTAGCCGCGATTGAGAAACAGGTAGCAGCCTTCTCTAAGATGGAAGCTTCTAATAACAAGCTGCTTGCTCTTAGAACTAAAATTGCCAACGTGGAATCCCGCGCCGCGACAATCTCACGTGAGCGTGAAGTCACTCAAGACAGAACATCAACTAAAGAATTACGCGCCCTTGTTCAGCAACGTAGTAAGCTTCGCCTACAGGAAGCTGAACTTAATGCTGAAAAGCTGACGACACAAGAATTAGACAAGCAACGTATTGCGGCTGCTCGATTAGCCTCTGCACGTACATCTGGTGTGGGTATCAATGGCGAAACAGAAAGCGACCCTCTGGACTCATTAAACCGTCGCCTACAGGATGGTGGTGCAGGACTCCTAAAGATTCAGGCTCAGTTACTTGCTAACTACGCAGCCATGGGTCTTGCAATGAGGGCGTTATCCTTCGCTGGACAGTTCGTTGTTCAGTTAGACGCTGAGTTCGCACAGTTACAAGCCATCACAGGTTCTACTGACGCCTCTATGAAAAAACTTGAAGGAACTGTTATTCGTGTTTCTGAAAGCGTGAAGTTCACAGCCCTTGAAGTGGCAGAAGCAGCTACCGTTATGGGTCAGGCTGGTTTCTCTGCTGACCAGATTGAAGCCTCTCTGAAAGACATTACAACACTTGCCACTGCTGTTGGTACAGACCTGAAAACTGCTGTTGACCTTGTAACGTCAACAATCTCAGTGTTCAACTTACGCGCAGAAGAAGCAGGGACAATCTCGAATACATTCACAACAGCGGTCAACAACTCGAAGCTTAACCTTGAGAAACTAACTCTCGGTCTACAATATGCTGGTAACATCGCTGCTGAACAAAATATTACATTCTCAGAACTGACTGCAACGTTAGGCGGGCTTCACAACTACTGATGCCCTACAGGTTCTTGAAGTTCGAGCGGGTGCTGCCTACGCTGCCCTCACAAATAACTCTGGGACTATTGACGAGCTACGTCAGAAGTTTCTTGTTAACGCTGCCGCAGCAGAAGCTAACGCTGTGCAAATGGAAGCTCTTGCAAACAAAGGTTTACGCCTACAATCTATCTTTGGTACAGTGGTTGCTAAAGCCTTAGACCCTCTGGTTGATGTATTGAAATTAGCAGTTGATGGTCTTGGTTTCTTCCTCTCTATGTTAAACAAGATGGGGCCAGTGTTGCCTATCATCACAACAGCTATTGTTGCTTACACGGCTGCAATCATTGCCAACCGTGCTGCGCTTCTAGCTACGAACCTTATTCGTAAGACAACTATCTCTACCCTATTGGGTGAGGCTGCTGCCACACGCGCAGCAGGTCTTGGCTACAAAGGACTCCTAGTGGCTATGGGGCCAGTCGGGGGGACTATTGCTGTTGGTGATACTTCTGTCGGGGCTGTGACTGACCTTTATAACGAACTATCCAAAGAACGTGGACGAGTAACAGATAGACTTAATGCCCTGAATGGTACACCCGAAGTTCGCGCAGCCGCAGTCGCAGAGGCCAGAGGCCGAGGACGTTTATATGAGAACACTAGAGATGATGACCGTGTGGCCATGTTGGAAAGGTCTTTCGGACGTATTCAGGAAGGACAATTAGATAAACTATCTGATGTTCTGGCTCCCCTATTCTCAGAGGTTTTAAATCAAGAGGAACGTCGTCGTGAATCAGAACTAACTGCTCTACGCCGTTCAAGTGGGTTCCAAGGGTTTGAAGCTGACCGTGCTGGTCTGACAAGACAGTTCACTAACCTTCAAGGTAATAAAGACCTTTCGGATGCTGACAAAGACGCAGCTATTAACAAGCTCATCCCACAGGTGCAAGCACTTGGGGAAGAAGCCAAGGTCGCTTTTGAAAACCAGAAGGAACTATTTGGGCAAACAGGTTTCTCTGCCAGCATCGAGGGTCTTGCCCATACAATGACTCAGGCTACGTTACAAACTGACGCAGAACTGAAAGAGCAGAAGCAATTAACAACTCTGAAAAAAGAGGCTGTTAATGCGGAACTACAAAGTATCAAGTCGGCTAACGATGTTAGAGATTCCGCAGCAGCATCAGGTGTTGCCCGTGCTAAAGCTCTTGAGCTTCTGGAAGAACGTCAACTAATTGAACGCAACCAAATGGTTGGAGAGCTAGAGAAAAGCTACGCCACAGAGATTGTGACTAAGACTAAATTAGAAGCTCTTGACCGTAAGCAGCTTGCTGAAAGAACTCGTCTTGTCGAAGCTTTCGATAAGGTTGACCTTGCTCGTACAGTTCGCAACCAAGGTATTGCTTATAAGTCTCTTGAGCAGCAGCTTAATGCTGAAATCAAAGCCGAGAAGAAACGTGTTAGTTCTAAAAGCTCAGACTCCTGCTTTGAAGACAGCCCTAACTGAACTCACAGATGGTTTCGAGAAAGCCAACAAAGCTATGCAGCGCCGTATTGACGAACTACAACGTCCTGTCAAAGACCTTGCGGCCTCTCGCGCAGCTATGGATACAGATGGCAACATTGATAACTTTGGCGATATTCACCGTAAGGAATTAGATAGAGAAGTTAAGGACGCAACCTTAAAGGCTCTGCAAGAAGAAGTTCGTATCTTACAACAGGATTCTATTGTTCTGCTTAAAGCTCAAGAAGCTGCCTTACAAGCAGAGCGTCAAAAGATTAAGGAAGCCCTTCTTAAAGCAGAAGCCACTTTCAAAAGTAGTGATTCTTCTCCCGACCAACAACAGGCGGCGTTCAATGAGATTGAGCAATTAAAGAGACTTGGTCTTGAAACTGATACAGCTATCTCTGAGAAGACAGGTGAGATTAAAGATAAGCTCGAAAGGGTGCGTGACCTACACAACGAAATCTCAGGAATCACAGGTGATGCCGCTCCAGACGCATATAGCTGGACAGAAGCTATGAGCAAAGGACTAGAGGACTATATCGAATGGCTAGATAAAGCTACAATTAAGTCTGATGAGTTTGCGGATGTCGCCTCTGGAGTTATGCAGGACGCCACCGCTGACCTTGGGGACGCCTTCTTCGATATAGTAACAGGTGCGAAGGGTGTTGGGGAAGCCTTTGGTGACCTAGCGGAATCCTTCTTGAAAGCTATCCTTAAAATCCTTGCCGAGCAAGCAGCTATCTTTGTGGTTAAGCAAATCTTCGCAGCCTTCGGAGGCAGCTTCGGAGGTGGAGGTGGCTCTGGTGGCTTCCGCGAAGGTGGAGTTATCCCTATCCGCAAAGCTGCGGGTGGTACAATCCCTAATGTCGGCGTAACAGGACGAGACTACACACCTATCCTTGCAGAAGCAGGAGAGTTCATGGTTAAGAAATCCTCTGTCGATAGCATCGGTAAAGATAGACTGCATCGTATGAACGCCTTGGGAGCCGCAGGACTTGACTCTGAGCGGTTAGCTGGTATCGTAGTTCCAGAAGGTGCAGGTGGTTCTAATGAAGTCAACGTTTACGTTATGGCTCCAGATGAAAAGCCTCAACTTGGTAAAGATGATATTCTTTATATCATCGGAGAGGACTTAGTTACGGGTGGCCGTACTAAGCAATTAGTAAAACACGTGGTATTAAATTAAATGGCTGTCTTTAACTTCCCCCATCACGGAAACCCAGCTTTCTCATTCGAGGAAGTGAGTTCTGGAATCATCCTCAAGGGTGGTTTCAAATTCATTGAAGAACCTGCGAACCCTTACGTTCGGATTTTCACATTAGAGTTTCCTGTACTTGGTTACTTTGCGCTACCAGATGGTAACGTAGACTTAGATGGAACGCTATTCCCTGAATGGAATGTCTTGGCCCTATACAACTTCTATCTGGAACATGGGACGTGGAAGTCTTTCACTTACCCACACCCTGTATTTGGAGACATTGCAGTTAAGTTTGATAGACCTCTTGAGGCTCCAAAGGTGACAGGCAACCAAGGTAAGGTTCTTAATCTATCTGTCGTGTTCAGGGAGTACACATCATAATGTCAGGACAAGAATTACAAGGGCAAATCCCTTCGGCAATTATCCCAAATGAACATAAAGAGGATGCACTCAAGCTAAACCCGCCTGAGTTCCTAGAACTGTTCCAGCTAACATTCCCAAATGGGAACGTTATCCGCGCTCATAGTGGCCCAGAAGTGCCATGGGCTTTTGGTAATCCTAGTAAGCCTATTCTATTTGAAAGCTTCTATATTGAGTTGTCGGGTGAATCAAGAAACTCAGGGGAACAACGTATTCGTCCTACGCTTACGTTTGCAAACCCTCTCGACCTATTCTCTGTACCAGTTTCAGAAGGACTTCTGGAATACACACAGGTTGTTAGATACAAAGTCAAGCCTTCTACGACTTTGAGTATGGTATTGAGTTAGACCCAAGCTACTCTAGGTTTGAGGGTTGGGAACGCGAAGGATTAAATCTGTTCGTGGAGAACTACGAGAAGGAAGGTTTCTATCTCGTTGACCTTGACCGCCAGAAGAACTGGTTCAAAGAACTACGCACAGGTGACGTGCTGCTTGTATCTATGCACAGCTTCAGTGACAGAGCCAGTAAGGGTGTCCCAAACCATTGCGCTATCTGGTTAGAGCCTCGTATGATTATGCACCACGGTTTCCGTCGCAAGTCTGAGATTAGAGAGTTCTGTTTTAGGAACTCTACGACGCATATTCTGAGACATAAGGATGTTCCCTTGATTGAGAAAGAAGTTGAAAGTCTCCCATTTTCGTCTATATTGTCTCCACGTAAGAGGGAACTACTAGAAAATGCTAGAAAAGCTAAAACAGAAGTACAGTGATACTGGACATGAGCGCCTTGGTTTCATCCTATCCGAGGGTGAAGTAGTCGAACTCGACAACGCTCACGACGTCCCACAACATGGTGCAAAGTATAGTTCTTCTGATTTGTTTAGGTATATGTTCAGTGGTGACTTTACTGTCAAAGCCACGTGGCATACGCACCCCTCCGAAACCAAGAATCTAAGTGGCGACGATTACGTCGCCTTTAAAAACTATCCTGATATTGACCACTACGTTATTGGTAATGATGGAGTCAGACGTTACTACGTTGAAGAAGGAGTATTAAAGCATGAGTAAGGTAAAGGTACATCTACATGGACGCTTCGACGTTGTCGGAGAGCCTTTAGTCGTGTCTGCTAACACAGCCCGTGAAGCTGCAACTGCGGTTATTGGTCACTTACGTCGTGTTCATCCTGAACTGTTTAAAGAGCGTATGTTCTTTGAAATCCTAGACTTCGACTCTGTAGCATCGCTTGATGAGGAACTGGAAGTAGATGAACTACATTTCCTTCCTGCGTTTGTGGCAGGTAAGAAAGGTGGTATCTTCCAGATTATTATTGGTGCAGTTCTTATCACAGCAAGTTTCATCCCAGGGTTGCAATTTCTTGCACCTGTCGGGATTTCAATGGTGCTTGGTGGGACACTACAACTTCTTACACCAGTACCAGTTATTGATACTGCGCCCGAAGTAACCAACCCAGAAGCCTCAAAGTACCTTTCAGGAACAGGAAACACTACGAAAATTGGAACAAGGATTCCTCTAGCCTATGGGACATTCCCTGTGTATGGCCAGTTCTTATCCATTAACGTACAGTCAAAAGATATCTCCAGTGGCCCTTACACAGGTACTGTTGTTTATCCATACGAAGGTGATTACCGCTATGGTTGGTCATCAGGGAACTCTATCAATGTCTACTAAGAACCTATCATTTGGTAAAGGTGGTGAAGCTCCTGACCCAACACGTCTCTCGGATAACCTTCGCAGTGAAGATACTGTAGAAGTCCTACTAGGACTTGGGGAAGGCCCATGGTCGAAACTACACAATGGTTTGAAGTCTTTCTTCATTGCCAACACTCCTCTTATGGCCACAGATGGGACGTTGAACTTCCCAGATGCGAAACTAATTTTCCACAAAGGTTCTGAACTTCCAGACCCGATTAAGTTCGTACTAGGTGGTTCTGCCTCTGGTACATCCGTCTCAGTTAACCTTGCACAAAATGAATCAGTTACTCGTACCACAACATCTGGTGCGATTGATGCTATTGATGTGCGTCTTCGTATTGACCAGCTTATGCTCAATACAGAAGATGGTGACCTTCTAAACGAAGACCTATT